GGACGGGGTGAGGCCGGAGCGCTGCGCCAACTGCGGCCATGCCAGGACGACCGTGTTCCGCAGCGTCTACGGGACCGAGCGCATCGAGTACGAGTGCATGCGCAGGCCCGAGTTCATCCACCGCACCCAGGGCGAGGCCCGGTGCAACTACTGGGCCGACGCGAGCTACGAGATCGGGGAGGACTAATGGCCATTATCGAAATGCCCAAGGGCGTGACCCCATCCATGATCCCCGAGTATGCAACGCCCAACGAATGGGCCGAGGCTTTCAACGTGAGCCTGAGGACCGTCTACAGGATGTGCAAGGACGGGGAGCTAATGACCGTGAGGACGCCCGGCAGCATCCGTATCTGCCGCGACATGTCCTTTGTACTGCTGGGGCTAGATAGGTGATGGCAATGGCGAATATCGAGTTACCAAAAGATGCCGAGGGCCGCGAGATTCCACTCGACGTCGAGGCGCTGTACGACGAATACGGAGAGAAGTTCCTCACAGACCGGGCCACGTATATGCGCAAGAGCGGCAGCTGGTGGTTCTCCGGGCATTTTGACCTGCAGTCCGTTCAGCATCGGTACATGGCGTCGAGGCTGCACCTCACCCAGCCCGACAGCTGGAAGAGGCTGAAAGAGGACTTGCGCAGAACTATGGGAGCGTCTGACGCGGTATGTGCATATTTTGGTGGCGACAACCGCGACTGCGTCGCGTGCAGGCTCAACAAGGAGAGCTTCAAGGGCATCCCGTATTGCAACCCGTGCTTGGCGTTTACAGACATTCTCGACCGCATCCGCAAGCTAAGGGGTGAGAACTGATGAAGCGAGAAGAGGCCAACGGAGATCGCATCAGACCAGGCGACGTGTACGAGTACAGCTGCTGCAATGACCAAGGCTACGGTTACATGATTCCGGTCAAAACTTCCGGCGGATGGGATTTTATCGACACGTACCAGCTTGGCATACCATGGAGTAAAGACGGCGAGACCAGTGATGACGCATCACCGGAGAGGAACAGATATGCGATTCGAGATAACCGAGGTCCACGTGGTGGACATCCCCGACAGCGAGGTCGAGGAGATGGAGAACCCGCTGGAGGAGATCAAGGACGACGCGCACTGGTTCATCGAGACCTACGAGCGCGAGGCATGGTGCGATGAGGTGACCCGCCTTGGCCGCCAGTTGTGAGCCGGGATACAACCTCCCGGACGGGTGCACCGACGCGGCAATCGACAGGCACTTCGGCGAGGGCAAGCCCACGTGCGCCGAGTGCAAGCGCATGGTCGAGTGCTGCTGCGACTACGGCATCTGCGAGGTCGAGTTCGACCGGGCGTACGCCGAGGAGTTCGGCACCGGCGACTCCGAGAACTCCAGCTTCGGGGCGATGTGGGCGCTCGAGTGGATACCGAACCACATGAGGGACATGCAGGAGGCGGCGTGCGAAACCTTCGAGAGCTACTAGCGCTGGCCCTTTTGGCGGCGGTCCTGCTGGCGGCATGGGCGTGGACGGTCCGCGCCCTCGCCGCAGGGCTCCTCCTGCTCGCATTCATGGCACTATAGGAGGGACACATGATCGACTGGAAGAGGGCGGGCGGATGCCTGCTCATCATCGCGGCCTGCCTGGCGATAGACGCGGCGGCGGTGGCCGTGATGTTCAAGATGCTGCTGGCGCTGTCGGCGGCGATTGGAGTGGGATAGATGTACAACGGGAAACAGTACGACCAGCACAAGGTCGAGCAGGGAATCACGGCGGCGCTGGAGGCGTTCAAGCTGCTGGGCCTCACGCCGCTGGAGATATTCCAGGCGGCCCGCAGCATCAGCCTGGGCGTGGCCGCCAAGGCCAAGGCCGAGAGCGGGAGGCGCGAGCTGTGAGCGTGTACTGCCCGCACTGCGGCCGCACGCACCCCGAGGGCCAGCGCTGCCCGTGCAGGCCGAGGCCCAAGCGCAGACCTACGGAGGGCGACGCCACGAGGGCCGAGCGCGAGCCATGGCGCGCCGAGTACTCGTCGAGCGCGTACCGCAAGGCGAGGCAGAGGGCCATCGGCAGGCAGCTGGGCAGGTGCGCCGACTGCGGCAGGGTGTGCGCGGAGTACCGCGACGGCCGCTGGTACACGGCTGGCATGGGCGGCGAGGTGGACCACGGCCGCGCGCTGTGCGAGGGCGGCGGCAGCGAGGTGGAGAACCTCACGCTGCGGTGCAAGAGCTGCCACAAGAAGCGCGATGATGCACGCAGGGCGGCGAACAGATAGCTTTTATGCACAAGGGTGTGGCCTCGGACGGGGCTGCACCCCTTTTTTATGCACGACCACCTACCCCCTCGGAAAATCGGGTTTCTTTCCCCCTACCCCGCGCGCCCCTATCCCGCGCGTTTCGCTACGAAATTGGAGGCCGGGGGGGGTGATGCCATGCGCAACGCTAAGAGGGGTGCCGATGCAACGCTAAATCTCACGGCACGCCTATGCTCCCCATCACGACACGCCGGAAGGGGACGCGACAATGCGCGAAAACGAACTGAAAATCGAGGAAATCGAGATCGACTCGCTCGTTCCGTACGAGAACAACGCGAAGAAGCACACGAGGGAGCAGATAGACGCCGTCGAGGCCTCAATCAAGGAGTTCGGCTTCAGAAACCCCGTTATCGTCTGGCGAAACGCGGACGGCCTGCCGGAGGTCGTGGCCGGGCACGCGCGAATTACCGCAGCGAAGAACCTCGGGATGAAGAAGGTTCCGTGCGTCGCGTGCGACGACCTAAGCGATGCCCAGAGGCGCGCGCTCACGCTCGTCGACAACCAGACGACCATGATGACCGGGTGGGACGAGGACCTCCTCGCCTATGAGCTGGACGTCCTCGCGGACGAATTCGACATGGGCGACTTCGGCTTCTCCGAGGAACTCGAGCCGGACGGCCTAAGCGCCGTGGAGGAGGACGACCCCGAGCCGGAGGTCACCATCTGCAGAGCGAAGCGCGGCGACGTCTTCGTTTTGGGAAACCACCGCGTGATGTGCGGGGACTCGACATGCCCTGAAGACGTCGAGAAGCTATGCGGGGGGGTCTCGCGGACATGATCTTGACCGACCCGCCCTATAACGTCGCGCTCGGCCAGCATATGAGGCCATCGGAGAAAAAACAGCTCCAGCGCAGAACGGACGGCCTCGTAATCGACAACGACGAGTTCGAAGACGAGAAGCAATTCGAGGAGTTCCTGCACACAGCGCTGAACGCGGCCGTGCCCCATCTGAAGGAAGGCGGCGCGGTCTACACGTGGCTCGCGGTGATGCACATGCCAGCGTTCGCCTCGGCACTCGCGCGTGCCGGAATCATGTGCAAGCAGATGCTTATATGGGTCAAGAACACATTCGTACTCGGTCATCAGGACTACCAGTGGCGTCACGAGGGATGCCTCTATGGATGGAAACCCGGAGCAGCGCACTACTTCACGGACAGCCGCTCCGAGTCGACGGTCTACGAGGACCTCGGCAAAGACCCGCACAAGATGAGCAAGGCAGAGCTCATCGAGATGGTCGAGGCGATGTCCGGCGACAGCGTGGCGACGGACGTGCTCCACTACGACAAGCCGTCGCGCAACGAGGACCACCCGACCATGAAGCCGGTAAAGCTGTTCGCATACCAGATGCGCAACTCGAGCCGCAAGGGCGAGACGGTGCTCGATCCGTTCGGCGGCAGCGGTACATCCGTGATAGCGGCCGAGCAGATGGGCCGCAAGTGCCTGTGCATGGAGCTAGACCCGCGCTACTGCGACGTGATCATAACGAGATGGGAGAACATGACGGGCCGCGAGGCGGTCCTCGAAACGGGGGAAGTTTGATAAAGAGATGCGAGTCATGCGGGCGCGAGTTCCAGGCGAAGAGGAGCACCGCCCGCTTCTGCTGCTCGACGTGCCGCAGCCACGCATACAGGGTCTACGCCTACCAAGGCGAGCTTCAGCCTCCGGCACCAAACGCCGCCATGAGCGACGACGAGGTGCTCGAGGTAATCCGGCGCGCGCACGTCGCCGCCTCGGATATGTCCCGCGCCTCCCTCATGACCGCCGCCCCGCTGTGCCTGTCCCTCAAGAAGGCCGCAAAGAAGATGGAGGACGCGCTGCGGGGTGAGGGCCTGTGAAGGGTGCCAAGCCGAAACACGACGCCATCAGGCGTGGGATAACCGACGCATACGGGCTCGCGGCGAAGACCGACGCCGCCGGAGTCCTCATGCCCGAGGACATCGCCCTCGACCCCGTCCAGAGCGAGATATGGGCGTGGCTGTGCCCGCCGGTGAACAACTTCAGCGAGCAGGACATACCGACCCTGCGCCTCCTCACCTACTGGCACGCCGTGGCCGAGCAGGCGCAGCAGGCCATCCATAGCGAGGACGGCCGCATAAACATCTTCGACAAGATCGGCGTGAAGCCGTACAAGACACCGGATGGGAGGGAGGTCCCGCTCGTGCGCAAGAACCCGGCACTGACAATCCTGAAGGAAGCGTCGAGCGAGATTCGCGCCCTGTCCGACATGCTCGGCCTGTCGCCGCTCGCGCGCTCGCGCATCGGCCTCATGGACGCCACGACGGTCAAGACCGCAGCGGACACGGCGTCCATGTTCCGTTCAATCGACGCGGCCTACGAGCTGCCTGCGGAGGTAGTCGATGTATCGGACGCCGACTAGCTACACGCGCGAGGGCCTCGTCATGGCGCGCGACTACGAGCGCTGCTTCACCTCGATGTGCCGCCACGTCGCCAACGACTCCTACTACGCGCAGCCCTTCTATCTGGAGGAGTTCCAGCGCGAGAATATCTGGAAGCCGCTCTTCGCCTCGGGCAAGATGACCGCCAGGGGCTTCAAGCGCAAGTACCGCCGAGCCATCATCGGCCTGCCCTCGGGCTACGGCAAGTCCGAGACGTGCGCCGGAATCCTCCTCACCGTGGCCACGATGGAGCCGGTCCACAACGGCCAGTACGGGATGGTTGCATCCTCCAAGGACCAGATTCGCAACGTCTACGAGAAGATCTGCACGATGATCAAGCTCAACCCGACGTGGCGCGAGCAGTGGGACATCGGGAAGAACATCATCACGCACAAGGAGACCAACGCTAAAATCATGATTCTGCCGAACACGGCGGACGCGCTGGAGTCGTGGCACTTCAACTTCCTGATATTCGACGAGCTGCACACCTACCCGGACTCCAAGGTCTGGGACGCCGGGGTCAAGGGCCAGAAGGTCCTGTGGAACCCGCTCACCGTGGGAATCACCACGGCCGGGGACAAGCGCGAGGGCTTCCTCTGGGAGATGTACAGCGACAAGGCGCGCCGAGACCCCGGCATGTACCTGTACTGGCTCGGCCTCGACGATGACGACGACATCGAGAAGCGCTCCGACTGGGAGAAGATCATGGTGGCCTCTTGGGTCACGTGGGAGAGCATCGAGGACCAGAGGGGCATGGCCGCATCCGCCCGCCAGTTCGAGCGTTACACGGCCAACCGATTCCCGAAGGACAACGACGCCTACTCGGTCTTCAAGGCCCCGCAGCTCGACCGCTGCGAGCGCGGCACCAACAGGTTCGACTTCACCAAGCCGTGGACGCTCGGAATCGACGGCGCAACGGCGGGCGACTCGTTCGCCATCGTCGCGTACCAGAAGCGCAAAACAAAGAAGGGGAAGACCGTCTGCCTCACCAAGGAGTGGGTGTTCGACACCCCCGACGAGGAGACGGGCCACTACGACTTCGAGCAGATAACCCAGCTCATCGCCGGGCTGTGCTCCGAGCACTGGCCGCAGGTCGTCGGAATCGACCCCAACCGCCTGATCGTCATGAACTCGCGCCTGCGCGACGTGTACGGAATCGAGACGGTCTCGTTCCCGCAGAACAACGCGACGATGTGCCAGGCCACGTCAATCGTCGTCAACGAGGTCAAGGCCGGGGAGCTGCGCCTGCGCGGGTGCCCCAAGCTCCGCGCGCACCTGGCCAACACCGTCGAGATGGTGCGCGAGCCGTACGGCACGCGCTTCGGCAAGGACTCCAAGAAGTCCAAAATCGACGCGGCCATCGCGCTGGCGATAGCGGCCCTCGCATACGACAAGCTGGTGAGCGGCACGGAGTCATACGTGCCCGTCAGCTAATCTCACGCGCCCCATACGATGCCCCCGACAGAAAGGGGACGTATGGGACGTTTCTACGACATGTTCTACAAGAGGGAGCCGGTGCAGGACGTCGTGCACGTCACGCTGCCGCCGGGCTTCGCCACGCCGCACGGATACGGCGCGCTCATGTCCATCGACTTCGCCGCCTGCGAGCAGACCAAGGCGCGCAGCATGGCCAGCCTCCCGTTCTCGGTGATGCAGGCAGGGCGCGACGGCCACAAGCGCCTCGACAACCACCCGCTGGCCAAGATTCTAAACGGCATGGCCAACGAGGAGATGACCGCAGCGAAGCTCATGGACTGGACCGTGCTGCGCCGCGACACCTTCGGCAACGCCTACTGGTACGTCGAGTGGTTCAAGGGCAAGCCGGTGGCGATCTGGCCCATCACGGCCAGCGTGATGCACGACTACGACAAGTACGCGCCCAGGGGAAGGCGCACGCGCTACTACGTCTCCCCCGGTGACGACCACGTGCCCGCCGGGTGGTACTACCCAGACGAGGTCGTGAACATCTCCACGCACATGACCAAGGACGGCGTGATGGGCATCTCCCTCGCGCGCCTCGCGGCCGAGGAGATCGGCCTGTCCATCGACCTCGAGCGCTTCTACCGCTCCATGCTCCACAACGGAAACCACCAGCTCGGCCACGTCGAGGTGCCCGAGGGCCGCATGGACGAGAAGGACCTGAAGGCACTCCGCGCCGCCGTGGACGCCAAGCGCGGCGTTACCGAGGCGGGCCGCGCGCCCATCTTCGGCTACGGAGCCAAGTGGGTGACGGACCAGCAGACGATGAAGGACGCATCCGTCATCGAGCAGCAGAAATGGGTGCTCCATCAGGTCTGCCGCGCCTGCAACGTGCCCCCGTGGAAGGTCTACGACAGCGAGGGGGCCACGTACAACGGCGGCCAGCAGATGCGAATCGACTACGTGGCCGACACCATCACGCCGGACGTGCGCGACCTCGAGATGGCGCTGCAGCCGGTCCTCGACGCCTGCTACCAACGCAACACCAAGGCCAAGTTCAAGCTGAACGGCCTAATGCGAGGGGACGACGCAGCCCGCACGCAGTACTACCGCGAGCTCGGATACTTCGGCGCTATCACCCGCGCGGACGTGCGCGACTTCGAGGACATGGAGCCCGTCGAGGGCATCGACCAGCCGCTGTTCCCGCTCAACTACGGCACCGTCAACGACGACGGCACCGTGAACGTATTCAACGCAGACAAGCCGGTCGGCACCGCCGACGGCACCCAGAAAGGGGCAACGAATGTTCCGAATCAAGAATGAGGCCGAGAAGGCCACCGTGTACCTCTACGGCACCATCGGCAGCGACTTCTGGTCCTCCGAGGAGTCCAACACGGCCAAGAACTTCGCCAAGGAGCTTGACGGCCTGAAGGGCAAGCCCGTCGACATCCGCATCGACTCCCTGGGTGGCGACGTCTACGAGGGCTTCGCCATCGCCTCGGCAATCCAGCGCTACAAGGGCGAGACCACGGCGCACATCGACGGCATCGCCGCATCGGCGGCCTCCTATATCGCCATGATGGCCGACAAGGTCGTCATGAGCAGCTTCGCCCAGCTGATGATCCACGACGCATGGACCTACGCGCAGGGCAACGCGCAGGAGCTGGCCGACGTCGTCGCGCAGCTCGCCGCGCTCGACTCCACCATCGCCGGAATCATCTCCGCGCGCTCCGGCATGGAGCTGGCCGACGTCAAGAAGGC